AAGGGTGCGCCTACTGCCAAGGATTTTAGGGAATCGGCCAAGACGGCTAAGAAGAAGTAATGCCAAAGTCTGCAGCATGGCAGCGCACGGCTGGCCAGAACCCAAAGGGCGGACTAAACGCCGCTGGCCGTGCTTCCTACAAGGCGCAGACTGGCGGGACGCTTAAGGCCCCAGTTAAGAGCGGGGATAACCCGCGAAGGGCTTCGTTCCTTGCTCGGATGGGCGGAATGCCTGGTCCAGAGCGAGACGAGAAGGGCCGACCGACAAGACTCCTCCTAAGCCTTCAGGCGTGGGGAGCAAGCAGCAAGGCTGACGCGAAGGCGAAGGCGCGTGCGATCAGCGCACGAAATAAGGGGAAGGACAAGAGGGTTGCGAGTTGACCTCACGCAAGGATCTATTGCACACGATTTGGCTCTCGGCCGCACTGACGTCGAGTTCTTTGCTCGCAGGTGGCTTGGCATCCAGGGAAACCCTGGACAGGTCGAATGGTGGAAAGCCTGTGCAGAGCGAGATGAATCTGGGTGGAGACCGAGATATCTCACGACCGTCGTCTCAGCTGGAAATCGTGCGGGGAAAACGCTGGCGATGGCGGTCATCTGTTTTCATCATGCCTTCTACAAGCTCGGGTCTAAATCCCCCGACGGATCTGACAACGACGCTCGACGTTGGATGAGTCAGCCGTATGAGTGGTATCATATCGGCATCCAGCAGGAGACAGCAGAACTAGTTTACAGGGAGCTCTCGATTATGCTCGAGGGTATCCATCCAGCGCAGAAGGGGAACGGTTGCCCGCTTACGAAGGAGATTGGGGCAATTGCAACATACGACAAGAAGTACCGAGGGGAGTATCCGTGGATCAAGATTCACCCAACGTTCGGCGGGGCAAACATTCACTTCCGAACAACGCAAGACAAGGCCAAAGCGCTGCTTGGGAAAGACATGCACGGAATTTCCTTCGACGAGGCAGCGTTCGAGCCCTATCTGGACTTGATCTACCAAGAGGTGCTGAACCTACGGCGGCTCTCTACTGGCGGGCCCTTACACTTCATCGGAACGCCAACGGAGGGTCAGAACTTCTACGCGGACCTGTGGGATCGGGGAGACCCGAACAACCCGATGAGGGACCCGCAGTTCAGGAGCTTCAGGCTATCGACAAGGGATAACGTCGGGTACGGCTTGTCAGCCGATACATTTGATGCTATCCTACGCCAGCAGGATGCGTACCTTATCCCGCAGAACATTGATGGAGAGTTCATTGAGGCTAGAGAGTCTTTCTTCTCGGCAATCGCAGTGGACAAGTGTTTCAGAGATGATCTTACCGATGACGTTGCGCCAGCTGTCGGACGACGGTACGTGCAAGGAGTCGACCCTGGTATTGCTGCCGACTCGACGTGGGCTGTCACGGTTGACTATTCAGATCGCCAAAATCTACGCGGCGTCCGAGCTCGACGACGAGGAGGGAAGCAAACTATCCCTGCCGTTGTTAATATGGTGAGGGAGAGCCACCTACTGTATAATCAGGATCGCTCGTTCTGCACCACCGTCGTTGACTCCACTGGTCTGGGCGGTCGGTTGTTCCAACAAGAATTTAACGTGATCCGCCCGATTCGCGGGGTGGACTTCGGGGGAACAAAGGCGAAGAAGCTTGAGATGCTACATGATCTCAAGTCAATTATCGACAAGGGCCAGATCGCGTTCCCGCGTGTGGGCCCGTGGATGGAGATGCGCAAGCAACTCCTGGCGTACAAGCTCAATGACAAGAAGCTGGAAACAGACGCAGTCATGGCGCTCGCACTTGCTGTGCGTCACGCATTGAGGAATCCCGAGAAGGCAGTAGAAAACCCAACCTTCTCCTACTACGGAGCAGTTGATTAATGGCAAAGATTCGTCGCATCCCACGTGCGTTCCAGGATACCAAGGGAATTCCTGGGCAATACACCACCGACCCCGCCGTAGCGCCGCCTGCCCAGATTGAGTCCATCGGCAAGGCCTACGACAAGGCAAAACGCATTTCTAAGGGCCAGCAACTCTTTGAACCCCTTGGAGGTGGCAAGCCGCTCGTAACGTCGCTTAGCGAGCCTGCTACGCCTAATGGCGGGACTTCTAGGGCCCCTCGCGGGACAAGGAACCAGCGCGTACGCCGTGGTGGCGCAATCAAGACCAGCGTAAAGTTTACAGATCTTAACATTCCGTTGCTCGGCACGGACATCAAGGACCCTGTCACTGAGAGGAAGGCGCCTGCTCCTGCCAAACTCCCAGAGCAGTACGAGACCGCAATCAACATGGTCCGTACCAAGGCGAAGTTGATGAACCTCGACCCAGAGGCGGTCGACGAAGTCAAGTTGTTCCAGCAGATGCTCATGCGTCGTACGGACATGGAGTCCGAGCAGGCACGCCTGCGCTCGATGTTCCGACGCTTTGACAATCTCTATCACCCAACGACGATGACGCTCGGCGGTGCAGACCACTGGCCAGAAGATCCAAGCGCACGCCTTGCTGGCCGCGCCCACATCTCGGTCAACGTGCACCCCGCGTATGTCAACATCCCTGCGTCGCTGCAGGCTGTTCGACCAGTCATTAACTACGTCCCATCAAACACCGACCCAGAGTCGCGTACGCTCGCATCCGAGCGTGAGCGGCTCTTCTTCCGTTGGTGGGAGGAAAATGATTTTGACCTCTTGCTCGAGGACGCTTGTACGTTGAAGTCCCTTTACGGACACACTGCAGCAAAGATCTACTGGGATCCATACCTTGAGATTCCTCGCGTCTCCATTGTTGAGTCGCCAGAGAATCTATACCTTGGGTACGGGTCGTCAGACTTCCGACGCATCGACTGGTCGCTCTACGTCTACGGCCTATCGCCGCAGGCGGCCAAGGAGGAGTTCGGCATTGACGTAGTGCCAGTTCATCACGGCACGTCGACCTTCCTGTACACGACATCCTCAACGCACGACGACCCGCTGGCAAGCGTGTACCGCAACAACCTGGAGAAGAACCCACAGCGCAACCGTTCGCAGTATGAGCTCCAGCAGGTTGAAGTATATGACTACTGGTACAAGAAGCCGACCGAGCCAGGAAAGCCGCCGATTGTGTGCAACTCTATCTTTGTTGGCAACACAATGGTCAAGAACGAAGAGCACCCAGAGTACGAGGGCATGATCCCGTACATTCCGCTCATCAACCAGCGCATCCCTGGAAGTCCGTACGGCAAGCCAGAGCTCTACGACGTGGAGCAGTTGCTCCGCGAGAAGGACGAGCGTATGAGCGCTCAGGCCCAGATGATCCACTCAACCGTTGGCGGGCAGATGTGGCAGCTTGTCGGCGCAGAGGCGCCTGACGAGGTACCACCAAACGCAATTCCGAAACCGAACCGTATCGCAACACCTGGGCCTGGCAACGAAATCCGAAACATTACGCCATTTATTCCACAGTTCCAAGTGGAGGATTACAACCGACGTATTGACCGCGAAATTGCGGTCGTTACTGGTTTGAACGACTTGTTGCTTGGACTTGCTCCAACCAGCGTGCTCGGATCATCCCGAGCTATTGCGTCACTTGTAGCAAACTACGAAGCTCGTCTTGCGCCAAAGCGAAAAATTCTCTACACATGGCTTAAACAGGTGTGGGAGATGACTGGAAAACTTTGGTCGTCTAAAGACCGAGATGTCGAATTTATTTTTGGCGGAGAATACCGAATTGATATTGTTCCGCCTGAGCTTACCCCACGAGACACGCTCGAGTTGGCTCAAACCGCAATCAACCTTGTGCAGAACCGCATCTGGAGCTCGGAGCGCGCAATGGATCGCGTTGGCGTTGAGGATCCAGAGGGCGAGAAGGACGTCATCCGCGAAGAGCAGACAGACGCCACACTCAACCCAGCTTCGGTTCTTACAATGGGAAATCTTATTGCAATTTTCCGCCAACTTGGGGTAGCAGTCCCTGGCCAAGAGGGCGCGGCTGCCCAAAGTATGAACGCTTCACGAACCCTTAACCCGCCAGCTGCTGGCACTGAGGCAATGAATTCGCCAGAGCAGCAAGGTAATCCGCCAGCGGAATCGGTCCCAGGAAACGCCCAGCCAGGAGTCGCTATGGCCGAACCGCAACTAGCAACTGAGGAGAACGTCTAATGGCACGAAAAGGTAGATTTGCACGGGGCGGAACTGGAGGTTCTAACCTATCTCAGCTTGTCTTTGACATTATGCGACAACAGATGTCAAGGGAAGTTAACGGCATTGTTGACGCATATACCAATCAAACAGACTGGAGAGGCGGAGGGGTTCCAACGCTTGATGAGGTCCTTTCTGCGCTTCAAGGGTATCTGGGCAATTCGTGGGTAACTCAATCCGATAGGGATAATATTGCCGCTACAATTTCTCAGGTTCGAAAAGTTGAATCTGCCAGAGTGGAAGATTCCTTGCTTCGAGCTATTGACGCGAACCCGACTAGCGTTGAAGCCGTGATGGAGTACGTCGGATTCCTAAAAGGCCAAGCGGATAGTGCAGAAAGCCCCAATTTGGCAGAAGAAGCCAAGGGTAAAATGTTTACCGCATTGGGAACATTGTCAAACAATATTGGTCTTTTGTACGAGGGCGGAGGGATGTCCTCAGAAGAGTTTGACCGACAGAAGAAAGTTATTATTAACGAGTACTCTACGACCTCTGGAGAGTATAGACAGCTCAACACGATATTTGTAAGCGCAAAGTACAAAGCAGAATTTGACATTCAAAATACGGCGTTAGCTACTGCAGGCGCTAAGGGTGCGAAGGCGTACGAAAACCAGCTTAGGCTGTTTAGGCAGTGGGTTAAGGGAACGATTGCTGAAATGCAGGCCGAAGGCCTTGCTACTGTTGACGACAAGGGCAACGTCACTGAAGGGATTGATGCAGCCATGGAGGCGCAGCGACAGCTTGCCGTAGCAGACGGGAAGCTGTCCGACATTGGGAAAAAGTACGCTGCCGAAGCAGCTGCCCAGCGATACACCCAGCTAAACACCAAGTCTGCAGAATTCTTAAAACTGGTAAACCAAACGCTTGGGTCAAACTATTCAGATGTTTCACAGTTCATGCAAAACCAAATTGACGTTCAAAGGTTTTATTCAAACGCATCTCCAACTGTTCGTTCAAGCGAGCAGTTTATGTCTGAAAACCGACTAATGGAGTTTATGTTTGGAAGCGGAAACTCAATCATGAACGCTGCTAAGGCAGCTGGGCAAACTGCAGATTATAAGATTCTCAACAACATTAGCAAAAATTATGGACGCAACACGCTAGTTGACGACGCAGCAATTATCTTTTCAGACTGGATGGACCAGGTCGGGTCGGCTGGATCGAATCCAAAGGCTGCCGTTACTGCCATTGATCAGGCGATTGGAAGGTACCAAGACATCATCAAGCGCCTTGGAGATTCTATTCCAGCAACAGAAATGGAAATTCACAAAAACACGTTGAACGCATTGATTGAAGCGCGAAGCGGCAAAACTGTTGACTTTACCGAGATGAGTGCGTTTGATTTGGCAAATCCTTTTGCCATGGATTACAACAAGGCTGTTGGTGTTCTTGCCAGCACATTCCAAGAAATGCTTGGCCTTGTTTCTAACTCATCTGCAATTTATAATGAAATCGCAGAAGGTGGGAAGGTCTTGTCTGGTGCGATTGACGCAAGCGGACGCTGGCAGTATGGTCCAGCAGTCAATGAAAACAGGAAAGACGTTCTTTCTTACTATGACCCTACGTCTAAGCAAGTTGTTGGCGTTGCGCCAGTAAATATTATTGGTGAAAATTCTGCTGGGGAAGAAGCAGTTTTAGGGTATTTGTTCGATCTAGGCAACGGAAAGTTTGTTGTGCGGGCCCAGGTTAACGGCGAATGGATTACCTACGAGCCTGGGTACGATCCGTTCTCAAAGAGAGAAGGACTAAAATACAAAGATTTTAAATCTTTGTACACACAAAGAACACCAACTAACACAAGCGGTGGAGAATACAGTTACCAGCAAGATTCTGAATTTATTCTTGCCGAGGGACACGAACAAGCTACGACTGAAGGCCCAGACGCAACTAAGCAAATAACTGACCCAACGGAAATTGGACTTGGTGGTCTGCAAGAGACAATTAATTCATTTAGAAGTATTAACAATCCAGATATTATGGACAGAAGGAAGGCAATTACTGTTGCAGACGCTGCGGCCAATGCAAAGGGAACCAGCCTAGAAGCTGGCATTAAAGGCCTTTACACTGGCCTTGCGCCATTTTCAACTGCCAATCTTGCGTCCCCAGCATCATTTGCCCAAACGCAAGCTGGAATTCAATTCAGGGCTGGCGAGCGGGACATCAGCGGACAGCTTGCTGGCTATGCGTTTAGGAATACGCCAATGTCCAGTTTCTTTGGAAGCCAGGCTGGAAAAGATTTCCGAGCTGGCGAGCGGGAAGATCTAGGAATTAAGCCAATTGGAACTCAAGCGCCCGCTGTTGGTGGCCGACCCCGCAGCGGACCGATTAAACTCTAAGAAAGGGATACATGCCTAAGTCACCATTTGGAGGCGGATCAAGCGGGCAGCCAGGGGGAGGCGGCCTGCAGCCTACAGTATCCAGACTTGGATCAATCAATACAGGAAAAACTACCACGCCAGACACGCGGGGTATCGGCACGCTTTCTATTGACTTGTCTGGATCTGAGCCAAGGCAACAGCAAGAGGTAAAAGCGCAAGGACTTGGAGCAATTCCTGGGTTAATTGCTGACGGCATTTCGGGCGGCATTGGCGGCACTATTGGCCTTGCCCTTGATATTGCTGACCAGCCAAGGAGATTTGTCACAAGCGAGCTCCGAAAAGGATCTGTGCTTCGCGCAATGGGAAAAGACCCTGGGTTTATTTCCAATCTTGCTAATGAAATCTCTATGTATGCTAGGCCAACTGCAACCAAGGCCTCACTTGCGGAAATGAACAAAAGGGATAAAGAAGGCGGAGTTCCGTACGCCCTTGCAAAGCCATTTCTTACGACTGGCGCATCTATCGTTTCTGGCCTTGCTGGTATGGCCATTCAAAGGGCAAGCAAATACGATTCCCCAATTTTTAGGGGGAATATTCCAGGCGGTGGTCCACTTGCATTTGGACTTGGTGTCATTACTGGACCAGAAACACTAAGCAACGATCCAGAGACTCTTCCGCGAGTAGTTAGGGACATGCTGGCTAATGGGGCCACAGCTGAAGAAGCCCTTGACTACATGAATGACAACTTCGATTTTACCGACAACGAAGCTGCATTTGATCTTCTTGCTGGGATTACAATGGACCCACTTAACTGGGCTGGAAAGCCTATTAGCTTTTCTCAGCAGATCGGCTATTCCAAGCAACTTTCAAAGGTTGCCAACAATGGCAAGACTTGGCAAGAAATGCTTGTTATGTCGTCCCTTTCTAAGAATGAGATCGCAGTAGCCAAAAAGGTTGGTTTGCTTGGCGACGTCTATAACGGGACGTTTGGCAAGGTTGGTGATGGGTGGGAAAGAGTCAAGCAGTTTATGCGCGCACCGATTGCGGATGCGACAATGCAAACTATTGGGATTGAGGCGCTGAACGAAGATTTGGCCATGCTTGCAAATCTTGGGCCAGAGGCTCAATCTTTGTATAAGGAAAACATGCGAGAGGGCCTTAGCCTTGTGCTAACTTCTGCATCCAAAGTTCCACTTAATAGAAACGCGGCTAATGCGTCAAAAAACTTTGCAGAAAATATCATTGTCCAAGCATCAAGGGGCCCAGCTGGGATAAGGCAAATTCCAGAACTTTCTGGCGCTTCGGACGCTGTTGTTGACACCTTGGTGTCTGCCGTCAAGCGGTGGAGGTCGGAACAGAGCGACGATGCCCGAGCCGCTCTTCAAGAAATTGTTGATACCATTGCCCAAGATCGCAACATTTTCCTAATCAATAGAGAAATTAACGGACTGTTTATGAAGGGTGCCCAGAGGATTCCTTTTGTTGGGAAAAGGTATCGACAAGAAACAATCTACGCCGCAAGGTCGGAGATGTGGAACAGCATCAGGGACCACGAGTTGCGGGTTCTTCGGGCGTTGGATGGAACATCAGTAGAGGCACTTGATCTCTTGCGCAAGGAATACACAAACGGTATGGGTCTTGCACTTAAAGCATCAGATGGTCCTGGCCGACAAGTTATTGAGGATCGATTCGACGAAATCCTCATGGCTGGCAAGCGACTATTTAATGCTGGGAAAAAGGACGCAGCACTTGAATACGTGGCAAAGCGAATGGAGCTTGCCAGAATTCAACGGTACGCTAACTCAGTAAAAGTTGTCCGACCGTTGCGCAAGCTGACCAAAATGCCAATTACTGTAGTAACTGGCAATCGGTTTTCCCACGCTACTCTTACTTCTGCAATTTCAGAGCTTGACGATGCAATTAAAAGCGGCACTAAAGAGGATGTAGCAAATGTAGTAAGAGAGCTTGTTATTAAGTATCGAGACCTTTCGTTTAACTACGACAGCATTGTTCTTGAGGAACAGCTTGCAACGGACGCTCTCAAGATTGGCGAAAATGTCCTTCGAGACATGAAGCGGATGTTGCGCCTTGAGGGGTACGTCACCCGTTTGCCAGACGGACTTATCGCCAAAATGGATGAGTTTGAGTTTGGTCTCGAGCCAGCCCAGCAAGCGAAGAAAGAAAGAAACAAGGCACTGAAGTCGCTGCTAAGCATCTTCAGAACTAGCGACGCGAACGCCGTCCAAGGGGCAAACGAGATTGCCTCGTTTGACGAGATCGGTGATATCAATTCGTTTGCAATGGAAATTACCAAGGATCGCCTTGGCAAGCTTGCAAATGATGGCGTTGACATTAGCGGATACAACGGCGTCGCTGTTATGTCCAGCGACGGCCTCAGCGTGCTCGGCGGGGATGGTGGCGCAGAGAACCTAAAGAAGTTGTCAGACGTACTAAGTTCCTCATTTGAAAAAGGAACTGGGAAAATGATTGGAACGGCATACCCAGCCAATAACCCACTTCTCGCTCGAAACTTTTCGGAAATGTTCTCTGGAGGAGTAGACGCGATCAGGCACGGAAACTTTATTAATAGGAATGAGTTTACTCAATACTCTCCAATTATTCCGCTTCGTGACGCAACTACCTACGAATCTTTGGAGAGGCCCGTTTCAGAGCTATTCCCAAATCTTATTGATAAGGAATGGTCCCTAAGACTGTTTGGCGCCGAGGGAGGCTCTCTTGCAGGATACGATGGGTTCTACTCGTCTGGTTCAAATATAGTATTTAAGTCTTCGCTTAGGAACAAGCAGCCGCGAGATGTAATTAACTACCTTATTTGGAACAGGATGAATCGAAGCCTTGAAGGGACAAAGGGTTTCTGGGACACTCCTAACATTACTTTTGAAAAGAAGAACTCTCTTGCCCCGATTGCAAAAGCACTTGGCATTGATGCCCCAGAAGAGTTGCAGACAGGGTTGGCCCTGTACGACACAGCGTTTATCGGTGCAAGGCAAAACTATTATCCTCTTGCTGGAAACGAAAACTCAAGGGATTTAATTAAGGTTATCGGAAACACGGAAGAGGGAATTAACAGGATCAAGGGACTTCCCGTTTCGGAAAAGAATAAGATCTTCCTTGACCCTTCGCGCATTGCTGCTGGGTTTGTACTAGAACCATTCCCAAAATATACGGTTCCAGATTTTGACAGAACAGTTGTTTCCTTTAGTGAAAATGACAAGGATGCGATTATTGGCCTGACGGAATTGTTCAGGGATATTACATATCCAGTTGGCAATACCGAAGCCTCATTTAAGGGGGCAGACCCGCTTTACTCCTGGCTGTGGCAATACATGCTTTCCGACCTAGGAAAGGGAGTGGAAAACAGCAGAGTTATTGACATGTATAAGTCTGGGGAAAAACCGTCATGGCTAAAGTACCTTGACGGTTTTGTCGAGGAAGGCGCAGAAGGCAAAGAAGTCATTGACATTGAGGCATCTGTCAAAGCGCTAACAGACGAAATCCGAGAAGCTGTTTCTTCTAAGGCAGCCGAGATCGACGCAATTAGATCAATTGACAGGTCGCAAAAAAACAATGGTCTTGCCGCAAACGGGAAGGCGTATTTGGAAATGGCCAGCGGAAATGGCGACAGGGCTGCAATTAGCTGGTCAGACATTTTCCACGGTATGGATCGCAACGTTTCAATCGACAGCATTAGCGGCCCTGGGGCTGCAATGAGCCACTCAGCCGATATTACCGTTGATAAGCTAAAGAACACTTTGGCAAATTCGTATTATGAGTTTGGCCCAGTCGAACCTTACTTTTTCCAGTTCATTGCTCACAGCGACATGATTCCAACAAGCTACTTGTCGATGGTCGACGAAGCTGGGGATACAGAAAAAACCTTTAAGGTTTCGGCAATTATTGAAAAGATTAAGAACAAAGAGATTTCATTGCAGGACGGCTACGCACAGATGGCCAATATTGCAATGGAATCCAAGCAGTTCCTTTCAAAGACTGGCTATAACGCACAGTACGACATTAGCGGATACCTCCACAGATTTGTCGAGCGTCTCGGCGTAATGGCGGATAACAGAATAAATATCTTGAGGGATACGCAGCCAGGCAATGGCTACGTGACTATGCGCGTGTACGACAAGAACGGCAGTGTGATGCTGGAGCCACGGTATACGCAAATGAATCAAGAGCTTTCAAAGCTTCTTGCTATCGATCCGTACCAAGACGTTGCGTACTCTTCGCAGATTGCAAGCCCAGCTGGCATCAACCCAGAGCGCCTTCGAGCGGCTGCAATTCCAGAGGACCCAGCATTTGAAGCTGCAACTGGGGCAGCAAAATTGGCACAAGCTTCTGAAATTGAAGTTGATAGCACATCCTTTTTAACTCCAGAAGAAGCGGCCGCAGAGCTTACAGCTCCTGGCGCCAAGGCAGCTGCCGATCAACAGGCAATTGCCGAGTTGGTAAAAGCTCGAACTCAGCTTCGTGATCTCGGTTACGAAATGGGACTTGAGCCGAAGCAGCCGTACATCCAGAAGCTTGATGTCACTACTGACATTGCTGGCAATGCGGTCATTAGGCCAAGATTTGACATTTACACGTCAATCGACGAGGTCGACGATCTTTCTTCGTTTGGCATCAAGGGGGAGGATTACTTGCCCCTGCGAGGCAAAGGCGTGTTTGAAAAATACAAGAAAATGGTTATTCCAATTTCAAATAATGAGATTTACGACAATGGCGTTGATCGGCTTCGCATTTTCCTTGGGGGAAGAATTAGCAAGGGCGACTCTTTGCGGGCAATGGCGAATATTGTACAGCGAGCAATTGAGAACGAGGTTAACCCAGGAGGCCTTGGAAACAAGGTACTAACGGACATCTTCATTGATGTGTTTGGAGGCGGAGAGCGCGGACTTCGCACTTACACAAAAGTTTTTGGACCAGATGGTATGTCAATTAGCCCAAGGTCTGCGCTAATGTACGCTCTTGAAGGTCGACCAGATACGATTGGTTGGACAACAAACCTTTCTAAGCGGATTCAGTCAAAAAACGACACAATCGCAATGATTGCGCAAAAGCTTTATCCCCTCGTGCGATACCGTTACAACCCGTATTTTAACTGGCAAGAAGGAATTGAGCCATACGCATTTAACATTTTGCGTGGCGTTAGCGGAGAAAAGGCATACGAGGAAGGATCGTATCTTTCAGACGTATTGTCGCAACGAGGAGGCGCCATTGCTGACATGCACAACGTTGGTCCGCACGTGCTTCTTCGAAATGCAACGACTCTGCAGAAGATTAGCCAAGTTATGCCCTCTGCAGAAGTTGCAGTTGGACTAAGGATTCAGGAACGAGCCAAGAAAATTGGGGGAGAAGTTGCTGATGCGGTATTGGCTGGCTCTGAAAAATTCAAGCAGGGAGTTAGCGACTCAAAAGATGTTGCAATTCAAGCGGGTACGGTTAACGAGCTTGTAAGAACTTCTGGCCCAGAGATTATTAAAGATCAACCAGAAGTTGGACTTCTGTTCCAAGAGATTACTGGATCTAACGACGTCGGAACAAACCTACGATACTTTATTGACCAGAACATTAACAACATGTTCCCAACGCAGGTATTGCGAATTGCCGACGTATCGTCTGCTCCGTTTACTTGGGTCGACAACTTGGAAGATATTTCCGCAGCGCTGGAAAAGGTTGGCGGGCCAATTGAGCTACGAAAGAGACTTGCAGCTGCGGCACGGGAGTTCCTTGCCTCGGCAAAGTCAACGCCAGCTGGTCGAACCGTTATCTCTGCTGGTGAGTACTTCAAGGGAAGGCTTTCACTTACGACAGTTTCAAACATTTCGAGTGACGTTCGCCGAGCAATTGAGCGATACACTGGCAATGAATATAGTAACATCAACCCGTATTTGGGAGCAAAGGCAGAGTTTGGAGTTCAACTCAATTCTAGGACAAAGAATTTGAGCAAGATGAAAGCCTTTGCTGACGACACCGACAACTTTGCAGAAATGGAAAAGGCTGTAAAAAATATCGACGAGGCAATCAGTAACAACCACATTGTTACTAGGGGAAGAATGTATCGGATTGCCAACATGCTTGACTTCCTCAACCCAAGTGACATCCAAAATGTTAAGCCTGGGTTTAAATTCGGAGTGGAAAACTTCCAGTCATTCTCTAAGGTAGAAAAGCGTGCGCTTAACGCTCCGAACGCTGGGGCTGGTGAGCCAATCATGCTTGTCATTGACGATGCAAGGGGTTTGCCAGGTATTGATTTAAACGCATTCAAGGCGTCCTCGGTATCTGCTGAGGAGGAGATTCTATTTGCCCGTGGTATGGAGTACGAAGTTATTGAAGTTCTTGGCAAAAAGCAACTCCCAGGAGTCTCAAAGAGTGCTTTGTATGTAAAGGTCAAACCAATCATGCAGCCAGAAGCGGTGGCAACACTTAACAAGATTGCGCCTACGGAAGCAGCCAGGGTAAAGCTTCGCAACGCGCTAAGCGACGTGGAGATTGCCCAGGCTAAACAGCAAGAATCCTTTGAGCTTCTTACTAAGCTTTTGTACTCTCATCCAGAAGTTATGGAAGGCGTGCAAAAGATGGGCATGGCGATCAAGCAGACGCCAGCAAACATTCACAACGCACGCTACCGAAAGGCAAGGCCGTCGGTTCCAACCTCTGAGATTACTAAACTAGATCCGAACGCTTTGCACGACCGATACAGCAAAGTGCAGGGATCATTCGATGCCCGACCGCAGCCAGCGTACATGGAGCCAAACATGGTGTTTGGGCAGCAAGTAACTGGACCGCAGGCTGCCCTGAACACTGGCGGAAAAACTGGGTGGTGGATGGGCATGGACGGCATCAAGCGATACGTCAAGACCGTGGCGAACCCAGACCCATCGGCAACAGAAATGCACGCGCTTGTAAACGAATACATTGTTACAAAACTCCTCAAGAAAATGGGGGTCAACGTTCCAGAGCAGTCGCTTGTAGTTGACAATGGAATTATTTACCTTGCCAGCGCTGAGGTTCCTGGAAAAGAGCTAAGCAATATCCCAATCGACGCAGATATTGCAAAGCAAATTGTAGACAACCATGTTGCAGATTTGATTGTTGCAAACTTTGACGTGCTTGGCCAGGACTACAAAAACTTAGTTGTTACCCCAGACGGAGCAATCGTCAGAATTGACAACGGGAACTCCACGTTCTACCGAGCTGGCGCAGGGTACAAAGACAACAAAAAGACTGGAAACATTGACCCAATGCTTTGGCAAGATGTAGACCCAGGTTGGTGGTGGAAGCCAGAGACGTTCTCAAAAGGATCTTCGTCATCAAATTACAAGGGAATTATCGAAAAGGCCTATCCTTCGCTTGCAACTCCAGGCGCCAGTACGCTCGACATTCCAAACTTCCTGGAACAATACACAGACATGGTCAGCAGGCTCGGCGAGTTTGACAACGCAATGGAGGAGATCCTCTCCCCAGTAAGGTCGTACCTATCCTCGAAGAACCTAGATATTTACAATGGTAATGCGACAAGGGCAGACATCGTATTTGGAAACGCAAACGCCACGGTTGGCCAGCGATTTACCGTAACTAAGGGCCTGCTCAAGAGCCGAATTTCTCAGCTTGATGCCGCAGTAAATACAATTCGAGAATCAAGGATTGCCGACCTAAACGCGCAGTACGGCACGCAGGAAGCAATCGGTGGGCTAAGGAAGGCAAAGCGACCAAAGCTGAAGAAGCAAGACAAATGGGTTATCGATGTGTCTGAAAGACTTGCCTCATCTCTGCAGCAAGGAGTAACGCTTCCAGGGCTTGACGCAGCGCTTCAGGTAATTAGGAACGGGAGAATTCTTGATCCAGTCGCAATCAATGCCCTGTCTGAAGGGCTTGCACCGTTCTTGTATAAGCGAGGGGCCACGCAACAGTTCATGGACGCCTTTGCGCAGGCCCATGCAGTTGCAACAAGGCGTATATTCCAAGAACAAATGTTTAGCACTCACAAGGGCATGCTCGAGCGAACAATGAACCACCCAGTGCTTGGTCCATATCCAACATCCTACATGTACGGCAAGGTGCTCCCAGCATTTATTGAGGCGCTATTTGTATACGCCCCATTTACTGGAGAGTTCGCTCCGTTTATGGGTGCGCAACGATTAAACCAAGTTACCGACTACATTGCGGCAGAGCTAGAAACAAACGACGAACTTTACGAGTACGTCATGCGTCGACCGCCGTTGCTTATGTTCCTTAGCGGCCTGCTGCCAGGGTGGCCAAGTGACATCGGAGTCAGCCTTCCTTACTGGGCCCGAGAAGGAATTATGCGACCAATTGCAGAAGGAAAGTTTGAGTCAATTCCAGGCAAGCTCGCGGAAGCTGCGGGGACTCAATTTGCACGGCAATTTGGTGCGCCGCAAACTCTTACCAGGTCGGTACAGGCAGTCAGCGAAATCCAAAACTTCTTGACTGGCGACCCGAACACCAGCGTTATCGACGATATCTCAGAGTATTTGCAGCTTAAAGATTCTAATTAAAAGGGAATAGCCCCACCTTTGATAGGGGCTCGCAAAAAGGAGAACAGTCAGGATGGCTGAAGAAGTCGCCGCCCCAGTCGTGGAGCAGTCGCCAGCACCAGAGGTTGTTGCAGAACAGCCTGCTGTGGCCACTGCCCAGGATGAGGACGTAGCCACTTGGAAGAAGCGCCTAGCTGGTAAGGATCAGGCCCTCACCGCTACGCAAAAGGAGCTTGCTCAGATCCGCGAGGAGGCAGAGCAGCTCAAGAAGTGGAAGGCCGAAGTCGAGTACGCGAATATGTCGGAACTCGAAAAGGTCAACCTCAAGGCGCAGCAGTTGGAGGCAGAACTTAAGGCGACACGAGAGGCAGCTGAGCAAGAGACCCTTGCTCGGAAGCACCCTTTGTATGCCCAGTTTGCCCAAGAAGTACAAGGACTCAGCCTTGCGGCGCAAGCCGAAGCGTTTGAAAAATTTGTTACTTCGGTAAATAAGGAACAAACAAAGGATACTTTCGTGGATGTTAACGCCCCACGCAAGAGCACGCCAGCTCCGAAGCAGCGCACTGCTGCTGAAGTCATCGAAGATATGAAGGCGTTGGGCAACCCATTTAGCAAGTAAACCAAGGAGTAAATAGTGGCTACGACCAGTACCGCTACCTCGGGTTTTAGCGATCTTGTACAGGAGCTAGTCCAGGCGCGAGCCGAGGAAGAGCTTCGAGCACGTGCCGTTCACGCGATGCCAGGACTTTACGTCCCAGGCCGTTTCGTGAAGGGCACGAACACGATCCGCTATGCCCGCTATGCGGACCTAGCAACAAACACAACCCCACTCGTTGAGGGTACAGCCCCGACCGATGACGCTCTGACGATTTCGTCCGAGTTCTTCACGGCAGAGCAGTACGGTGGAACCGTCGCGGTGACGGACCTCGCCCAGCTTGACTCGCCGCACGACCTCATCAGCATTGCTGCTGAGCGCGTGGCGTACAAGGCAACCCGCACGATGGACAACCTCGTGCGCGATAACCTGCACAGCTCAGCCGTGACGAGCGCCATCTTCGGCGCCACGGGTGCTACGGCAGTGACGGCCAACGCCGCCACCGCAGTCAGCGCTGCGATCTCGGGCTGGCACATTAAGCGAATGGTTGCAAGCCTGCTTGCTTCCAACGTCGCACCGTTTGCAGACGGCTTCTATCGGTTGATTATTCACCCGAATCAGCAGTTCGACCTGCTCACGGACACTTCAGCCAACGGCTTCATCGAGCTCAACAAGTACGTGTCGGATCTTCCTGCACTGACGAATGAGATCGGTCGCTTCGGTGGCTGCCGAGTTGTAGTTTCGTCCGATGCGTTCCGCGCATCAGGCGCTGCACCGACGACGTATTCGTCCTCGGGCGCCAACTACAACGCGCTCTTCCTTGCGCCTGACGCTTACACCATTGGTGACAGCCAGACGCTCCAGAGCTACTTCGTGGCGCCAGGTGGCGACCACACCGACCCACTCGCCCAGAAGGCGTTGGTCGGCTACAAGATGCGCTTCGGTTCCATGTGGATCGACGAGTCGGGTGCCCGATTCCGCATCTTGCGCACCACGTCCACGATCAGCTAATATTTAGCGATCTGGATTTCCCCTCCCAGGCGGCTTCGGCCGTCTGGGAGGACAAGCATGGGGGATTAATGGCAGAGAATTTAAAGGTACTAGTTTGGGGCCACGTAGAAGATGGCCCATGCGCATACTTCAGGGGACATCAATTCTCAGACGAGCTGCTAAAGCTTGGGGTGGAGTACAAGGGAATCAGTCGAGTTGATTTCGACGTTGCTGAATCTGGCAGGGGGATGTTGCTCCCAGAGGCATTTAGCAAAGGGCTTGTAAGAGTCGATTCAAAAGATATCGACTGGGCGGACGTAGTCGTGTTCCGCCGATACTACAACACTACGCTGCATTGCGAACAGTGCCCAGCCGTAACATTTAGCTACGACGAAGCTTCCAGGCACGAGCATGGGCCGATGAAAGAGCGGGACATCATTACCCGTTTGCTCTGGCCTACATTTAATTACGCCGACCATGGCAAAGCCATTGTGTACGAGACGGACGATGACCATTTCAATATTAAGAAATGGAACGGGTACATCAAAGACGTAATCCCAGCGCTGTACGAACGCACGGCGGAGCGACCAGACACAAGGACGCGCATGCTGTACTACGGCAGCACCGCTCGCATGAGGGATTACGTAGGGGACATTAGCGACAGGGGTAAGATCACTGGCGGGTACGGCGGCAAGGCCGTGCAGGATTTTGCCAGAGACCTTCAGCGTGTGTTCATTGGCATGAACAAGAACACCGAACACATGGTGGTGCCGCTCTTCGACGAGGTGCACGAGTACGTCGAGAGCATCCCTGGATTCTGCAAGCTGCTGGCCAACTCGTGGCCCGAGATTGGGATTGCCCCGCTTGGGGGCGACGAGTTCGACCGAGCCAAGAGCGAGCTGCACTGGCTCGAGTACTCCATGACTGGTGCCGCGTTCATCGGCCAGAGGTACAAGGGAGAAGGCCCCTACGCGCCCGTCAGAGACGGCATAGACGGCCTTTTGGCCAAGGGTAGGCAGGAATGGCACGACGCCATGAAAAAGCTCGTTAAAAACCCAAACTTGCGGTTGGACATGGCGGCCGCAGCCAAGGAGCGGGTGCTCAAGGAATATCACTACAAGGACAGGGCAAAGGAATGGGCCGACGCATTTAAGTGGGCGGCAGAGAATAGGGGGAAGAAGGCAAAGGTGTCATAAATGGCAGTATCATTTTCCACGCTGCTGACCTCACTGCGCAGAACGCTGCGAGATGAGAACAGCACCACGTGGACAGACAATCAGCTAGGCGAACTTATTAACCAGGGCATCGACGCAATCGGCACGGTCTACCCAAAGGAAGTCATCGAGACCGTAGCGTACACACAGCCCATCCAGGGCGCAATCAACTCAGTCACGCTGAGCACGGTGACTTGGCCAATTAGGATTGACGTGTACGATGACGGAAGCAAGTACGTCGAGACGGTCTACCCGACGCTCGGCTACGGCGCAAACTCTGGCTGGGAGATCCACGCTGGGAAAGTATTCTTCCCACCGCATTATCGTTTCACCTCAGACACTGGCACGTTCCGTGTCTTTGGCTACGGTGCCTGGGCGCCAATTACTATCGGCACGTCCTCGTCGACAACAGACCTTGACACCAAGGCGCAGTACGCAGTGAAGGTGTTTGTCGAGGCAGAGGCCTTGACGATGCTGATGTACGACCGTGCGCAATTCCAGCAGTGGCAGGTCACGGCTGGCAACACCGACGTTACCGCGCTCGGCCTGAACAATCTGGCGCTTGCAGCGCAACAGCGCTGGCGACAGGAGAAGGCACGCATTCGCGGATTCCGAAAGCAGGGATAACATGGATTTTGGCAAGGCAGTAAATATCTCCACTGGATCAGCGACGTCCTCGTATCTGAATATCAACTCAATCACGGCCGCGCCTACGGCTGGCACCCCATTCTCTGGGTATATGATTGAGACAGTCTCATACGCGAATGGACAGTACGCTGGCTTTATGGACACGCTTGCGCAGCGCGATGGACTTGACACCGACATTGCTCTGCTGCCCCAGCGCAACACTACAGTTATCGTGGCGGTCTATGGGTCAACGTCCAAAGATTTTTACGATAAGCTGAATGACTTGAACTCGGCGTTCCAACCGTACCCTGCCTTTGCCGAAAGCGAGGACGGCTTCCGTGCGTTGGATTTTAATCAGCCCACGAACAACGCCACCTACACAGCCAATGGCATCCCGATGCGGTTGTCCGTGCGGCCAACAGCGCTGCCTGTGTACAACCTGTCGAGCACAATTGTCACCCCGCAGACCTCTGACCGAGGCCTTACGACCAGGGCGTCTATCGCCCTGATGTCCAGGGACCCGCGCAAGCTGTGCCAGACAGCTGTCACAGGGACAATCTCCCTGAGCTCTGGCAGCGGC